GTGCAAACCACATCAAGTACCTGGCTCTTGCATAAGCATTAGTCACAAGGCTGAAGGCCCTCGTCGTGTTGTAGGTTTCACGGCGGGGGCTTTCGCTATTATGTTCGAATGACCTACGAAAAGATTAAGGGTGTTGTTTCTTTAGCTTCCAATAACCCTGGGGCTCCCACCGGGTATGGGGTGCAGGCTGAGTTTCTGGTGCGTTACATGAAACGTCACAGCATGAACGCGGGTGTGCTGTCGAACTACGGCCTTGAAGGTGCCATTGGGGAGCATCGCACAGACTTTGGGAGTGTGCCGGTTTACCCTAAGGGTGTTGCACCTTATTCGCAGGATGTTTTGACTGTGTGGCATGAGCATCATCGGCAGTCTGCACCAGACCTGAAGCACGCGATCATGACGTTGTATGACGTGTGGGTGTATAACGGTTGGAAGGATGAGGTGCCGGTTATTTCGTGGGTGCCGTTGGATCATGTGACGTTGCCCCCTGGTGTTGCCGCGTTTTTGCGCCGCGAGAATGTGACCCCGGTGGCGATGGCCCCGCATGGGAAACGTCAGTTAGATAACGCTGGGATTGATTCCGTTTATATTCCTCATGCTGTGAACACGAAGGTGTTCCAAAAGACTCCGAAGATGATGGGGCCGGAGGGGATGACTCCGACACGGCAACTGTTGGGTGTTAGCGATGACACGTTCCTGGTTGCGATGGTGGCCGCCAATAAGGCGAACGGGATTCTGCATCGGAAGGCTTACGATGTGAACTTCATGGCCTTCTCTGCACACCTACAGTCGCACCCTGATTCTCACTTGTATGTTCACGCTGACCCGTCACCTAGTGTGGGCGGGTTTGATTTGGCGTTGCTTGCACGGGTGTCTGGGATTCCACCAGAGAAGATTACGTTTGCTAACAGGGATCAGTATCGGATTGGGTACAGTCAGGCCGACCTTGCGGCGTTGTATTCGGCTGCGGATGTTCTGTTGGCCCCGTCTTATGGAGAAGGTTTTGGGGTTCCGTGTATCGAGGCCGCCGCGTGCATGACTCGGGTTATCGGTTCGGGTTGGGCTGCTACGGCTGACCTGGTGGCTCAGGATGGTTGGTTGGTGGAAGGCCAGCCATTTTGGAATGAGCCACAGAAAGCTTTCTTCCAGGTGCCGTTGTTGGCTTCGGTAGTGTCGGCTCTCGCGCTTGCCGATAAAGAGCGTGGGTTCTCTGCCGTATCCCGTAAGTTTGCGCTCGACTTTGATGAGGAGAAGGTGTGGGCTGATTATTGGATGCCGTTCCTGAAGGGGTATTTTGGTGGATAAGCTCACTGTTTACACTGGTGGCACGTTTGACCTGTTTCATTCCGGGCACGTCAATTTTCTGTGGAAGTGTTCACAGCTTGGGCGGGTGGTGGTGGCGTTGAACACGGACGAGTTTATTGAGGCGTATAAGGGTAAGAGCCCGGTGTGTTCGTTCGAGGAGCGTGCGGAAGTGTTGTTGGCGTGCCGTTGGGTTGATGATGTGCTGCCGAATGTTGATGGTGCGGATTCGCGCACAAGCATTGACATGGTTGGGCCGGACATTATTGCGATTGGTACGGATTGGGCTCGCAAAGATTATTACTTACAAATGGGGTTCACGCAGGATTGGTTGGATGAGCGCGACATCTCCCTTATCTATATTCCGTACACTCACAGCATTTCGACCACGAAGTTGAAGGCGCGTAGTGCTGACCGTAATCGGGTCTAGCCCTGACAGGCAGGCTTGGCTTGCTGATTGTTCAGCGTCCTTGGAGCGTGACCATATTGCGGTTGTGAGTTTCGGTTACGAGTTGGCGAAGATTGCTTGGGTGATGGAGAACACGACTGTGGATCGTTTCCTGTTTCTGCAGGATTCTTGGGTTATAAAGTCTGATAAGTTTTGGGATTTGCTCGGGCAGTTTGAGGGGTCTGTGGCGTTGACCCGCGACCCGTATTTCTTTGGCTGCTATGCAGGGGTTTATGAGCGCCACGTTATTGACCGGATTGGCGTGCCGGTTGTGAAGGATAAAGCGCACTCGATTCTTTTGGAGATTGACTGGCACCGGCGTTATGTGGAGGCCAGTGGGGAGCCGACAGTGTTGTTTCCTGAGTTGACGGATAAGAACGCTACCGATGTGGTGGAGCGTCACGGGCGGAAGAACCTGGTGTTGGAGAATGACCTTGTCGTGAAGTGGAAGGGAACCTGGTGTTAGAGAACCTGATTGTGCCGGTACTAAACCGTTACGACTTATTGGATCGCATGGTGTCGAGTATTGACTACCCTGTTGGGCATTTGCTCATCATTGACAACGGCGCTTCGGATGTGTTGGAGGATATGGCGATTGATGTGCCGGCTTGTGTGGAGCACACGACTTATTTGCCTATGACGGCGAATTTGGGTGTTGCAGAGTCGTGGAACCTGGGTATCAAGTCCTTTCCGTATGCTGAGCGTTGGTTTTTTGCCTCGAATGACGTGCGTTTCGAGCCTGGTGCCCTTCAGAGGCTCTCAGAGGCCCGTAGTGACGAGATAACCCTGTCAAGTATGTTTCCCCATTGGCAGGCGTTCGCTCTTGGCTATGAGGCTGTCAGGCGTGTGGGTTTGTTTGATAGTTGCGGTTTCTTCCCAGCATATTTTGAGGACAACGATTATCAGCGTAGGGCGGAGCACGCGGGGGTTGCTATTCGCCGGCTCGAGGTGCCCATGATCCATGACAACAGTTCGACTATTAGGTCTGATGAACGGTTGTCGCGTGAAAACTCTCGCACCTTCATGTCTAATCAGGCACATTTTTCGGAGAAGGTTGCCCGTGAGGATTTTGGTGCGGGGTCGTGGAGTGTGGAACGGCGGAGGCTGAACGGGTGGGAGGCCGGGCGGTAGAATGGTGGTTGGAGGTTTATTTTGGCGATTGTGAATGGGTACGCAACACTTTCCGAGGTGAAGGCTGCGGCCAGAATCACCGATGACATTGATGACTCGTTGTTGGAAACTGCGATTGAGTCGAGTTCCCGCGATATTGATGCTTACACTGAGCGCGTGTTTTTCAACACGGGTGCCACAGCGGTGACCCGCATCTACATTCCTGAGAACATTTACTTGCTTGAAACGGATGACATCATTGCGGTGACTTCTATCAAGTCGGACACTACGGGTGAGGGCGGGTTCGACCAGACTTGGGCTTCCACTGATTACCAGTTAGAGCCGTTGAACGGGTTGGCCGGTGGCATTGCTACACCTTTCACGAGGGTTCGAGCTGTCGGAGACTATTTGTGGCCGATCTATGAGCCTCGGGACATCAATGCGGGGCAGGCTTCGGTTCAGATCGTGGCACGCTTCGGCTTTGCTTCTATCCCTAGCGCTATCAAACAAGCCACCATTCTTTCCTCCCTGCGGGCGTATAAGCGTTATGAGTCCCCTACGGGTGTGCTCGGGTTCTCGGATATGGGTGTGGTTCGTGTGGGCAGGCTTGACCCTGACGTGGAACGGCTGATTCAGCCTTACAGGAAGATTCGTTTCGCGTGAGCATTAGCCTTATGCGGGCTGGCCTCGCAACAAACATGGGCACAATCACGGGCCTTCGCACTTACGCGGAGATTCCCGATGACCCGATGATGCCCGCTGCCGTTGTGCAGTTGGGTTCAGTGACCTATAACAGTGCTTTCGCTAAAGGGTTGAGTGAATACAGTTTTGTGGTGACAGTGATTTTCGGGCGGCTTGCGACAGTGCAGGCACAGAAGAACCTTGATGCGCTCATTTCGACTGGTTCGGGTTCGTTGAAGACTGCCATTGAGATAGATCGCACTCTGGACGGTAACGCTTTTGACACGAGGGTTTCTGAGATGACTAACGTGACCTCCGTTACAATTGGAGATATAACTTACCTTTCGGCAGATTTTGCCGTGACCGTGTTCGCACTATAAGGAGAAAACTGTGGCAAAGTTTGTCGCTACTAACTACAACATCAAAATCAATGGCGCAGATTTTTCGACTGCGATTGCGGCACTGACTTGGGATATCTCGTCAGCCGAGCAAGAGGTCACAGCTTTCGGTGACACTTTCGTTCAGCGTATCGGGGCCCTCAAAGATGCTTCCGTGACCATTGACTTCCACCAGGACTTCGGTTCGACTGCTGTGGATGCCACACTGTTCCCGCTTTTGGGCAGTAACGCAACCGTGGTGGCTATCCCTAACGGCACTGCCGTAACGGCAACTAACCCGTCTTACACTGGCGTGTTCCTTGTCACTGAGTACAGTCCGTTTGCTAGCTCGGTTGGCGATTTGGCTACTCTGTCGGTAACATGGCCTTTGGCTGATGGAACTGTGACTAGAGGAACTGCGTAACCAATGAACCCAATAAACCTACAAGTAACTTTCATTGACGAAACAAGCGTTGAGTGTTCGGCTATTGCTGCCGATCTCATCGCGTTCGAGGCACGCTTCGATTTGAGTGTTGCCCGCCTTGGGGATGAAGTGCGTTTGACGCACATGTTCTTTTTGGCGTGGCACGCTCTGAAGCGTACCGGGCACACCACTGATGACTTTGAGAAGTGGGTTGAGTCTGTTTCGATGGTGTCTGAGGCTCCCTCAAAAAAATAAAGGGGCTCGGTGAGTCGAGCCTTCACTGGGAGATTGCGGCCCTTGCTTGCGAGACGGGGATTAGCCCGTTGGAGCTGATGAAGCTTGAGCCTCGAATGTTGTGGACTATTGAGCGTTATCTGATTGCGCGTGCTCAGGCCCAGAGTGGTAAGCGGGGCCGGCGGTAGAATAGGGGTATGCCCGCTCAGTTCACTGTCAAAGCCTCCGATTTGAAGGTGCTTTTGGCTGAGTTGCGGAATGTTGACCCTGGGTTGCGTAAGGCGCTCCAAAAGGAGATGCGTGACGATCTGAAACCTATTGTTGGCAAGTTGGCTGGTGGGGTTCCGAAAGCTTCCCCGTTGTCTGGGTTTGCTAATGCTCCGACTGGTAGCCGGTGGCGGTGGGCTGGGGTTTCTGGTCGCACTCAGACGCCTTTGGGTAAGCGGGCGAAGAAGCCTGGGTTCTTTCCTGTGGTGTCTATGGCGTTTCGTTCACGGGGTAAGGCAGCTGGTTTTGAGATTTTGGAGTTGGCTGGGTCTAAGAGTTCTGGGTCTACTCCGCAGGGGCGCGGGATGATTCGAGCATTGAATGCTGCGGCACCGATTATGAGCGGGTTGGGTCGTTTCCTGATTCCGCAGGCTAAGGATGAGGCGGGGCCGGCTGTGGCGATTGCGCGAAACATTATTGAGAAATATGTGGCGTTAGTCAACAGGAGGATTTCGTGAGCGGTTCAATCAATATCCCGGTGGTGTCTAAGTTTGACCCGACTGGTATCAAGCAGGCTCAGACAGCTCTCGGCGGGTTTGGTAAGGCTGTGGCTGGGTTTGGTGCCATTGTTGCGGGTGCGTTCGCTGTTAGGGCTATCGGGAACTTCGCTGCGGAAACGATCCGTATGGGTCAAGAGGTTTTGCAGTCGAATGCTGTGTTGAAGCAAGTGGCGAAAACTACGGGTCAGTTTGGTGGGGAACTGGATGCGGTTACTGGTCGGCTTATCAAGTTTGCGGATGCTCAGGAGTTGCGTCTTGGTGTTGATGCTGAGGTTGTGAAGAGTGTTCAGGCGCAACTGTTGTCGTTCAAGGCTTTGGGTGCTTCGGCGGGTGAGGCTGGTGGGAGTTTTGACCGGGCTACGAAGGCCGCGTTTGACATGGCGATGGTGTTGAAACGTGATGCTTCCGGTCAGGCGATTGCTTTGGGTAAGGCGTTGGAAGACCCGATTCGGGGTATTACTGCGTTGCGTAAGGGTGGCACAACGTTCACGGCGCAACAGCAGGAGCAGATTAGGACTTTGGTTGAGTCGAACCGTTTGCTTGACGCGCAGGCTTTGATTTTGACGGAGGTGGAGTCGCAGTATGGTGGGGCTGCTGAGGCGGGCGCACTGTATTCGGATCGGTTCCGGTTGGGGTTGGAGCAGATAAAGGAGACGATTGGTATTTCGTTGTTGCCTTCGTTCCAGGGGTTTGTCGAGTATTTCCTGACCAATGTTGTGCCACCTTTGACAGAGTTTTTTGAAGTAAAGTTTCCGACTTTGCTCAGGGACATTGGGGCTACGTTTTCGGCGCTTCAGCCGGCGTTCGAGCAGGTTGGCGTTGCCATTCGTCAGGCTTTCAACATTAGCGAGGAGAATACGCTGCTGGAAGGGTTCTTGATAAACATTGAGAAGCTAAGCAAGAATGAGGCGTTCCTGGGATTCTTGGAGCAAATGATTGTCGGGTTTGCGAAACTCCTGCCCGACCTTATCAAGTTGCTTCCGTTGATGGTTCAGTTGGCTGAGCAGGTCATCCCGTTGTTGCTTCAGCTGTTGCCGCCACTGATTAGTTTTGTCACCTTCTTAGGGGATGTGATTGGCGGGGTGGCTGGGATGTTCACGGATTGGAACTTCGTCACTGTGGCTACCACTGAGAGTTTGGAAAACTTGGGTATTGGCGCAGAAAACTTGGTTCCGGGTCTTGGTGCTTTGTCTGACGGTTTGGGCCGTATTGCGGATGCGTTCAGGGGTGCTTATGAACGGGCTAAACAATTCTTCGACCAACTGTCTAGAAAGACTCCTGCCGGGGTGAGTTTGCCTAACTTTGGTGAGCGGGCTCAGGGTGGGCGTGTGACGGGTGGTATGCCGTACCTAGTTGGTGAGCAGGGGCCGGAGGTTTTCATGCCGGGTCGTGGCGGGAATATTGTGCCGAATGACCGGCTAGGCGCTGGTGGCACGAACATCACAATCAATGTGACGGCGGGTATGGGAACTAATGGGGCTCAGGTTGGGGAGCAGATTGTGAACGCCATCAAACGGTATGAGCGTACTTCTGGCCCAGTGTTTGCGAAGGCGTAACCCGTGTCTGTAACGGTTGAGCTGGGGTTGTCTAAAGCGTTCACGTTGGATGATGCGGTGGCGGGTGTTATCGGCAACACTGAGTTCACTATTGGTGGAATTTCATTCACGGACATCACCTCGAGGGTGACAGGGTTGTCGTTGTCGCGGGGTAAGAACCGTGACCTTGACAGGTTCAACGCTGGCACTTTGTCTGTGACGGTGAATAATGAGGATCGTGCGTTCGACCCTCTGTATACGAGTTCACCTTTTTACGGGGATATTGTGCCTCGCCGTGATGTGCGTGTGTTGGCTAACGGTACAGCGGTTCAGTATGTGGGGAAGATTCTTGACTGGAATTTTGATTTCGAGCCGAATGGTCGGCAGTCTGCTTCGTTGGAGGCTGCGGATGGTTTCACG